CACCGGGAAATCCCCCGCCTTGAGTACGCTGGCGGTCTTGAAGTCGGGCAGATCCTGCCGCTCGCACAGCATCCGGTACGTCGGCATCGCCTGCTCGTAGTCCGGAAGCAGCACCTTGTTCGCGGCGTTGGCGAGCAGGTTGGGATAGTCGCTGGTGGTCAGCGCCAGCTCGACGATCCGCGCGGAGTGGCGTCGCGGGTTGAGCCCGCGAGCCATGCGGTTCTCCGCGAGACACGCGTGCGCCATCTCCACCAGCGTGGTGTCGGCGTAGGCGCGTGCGCTGTCGGGCACCTCCTTGCGCGCCGCGCGGGCCGCGATCGCGAGCGCCATCTGCTCGTACCGGTACGGCGCCGACTCGCGATCCTCGCCGACACCGTTGAGCGTCGTCGGCGCACGCCGCGCGCGCTCCTCGGCCGCCAGTTCGATCACCTTCTTGATCGGCGTTCCCAGCTGCACGTGCCGCCGCGACCACAGCTCGTCCAGGCCGTAGTACTCGGCCACGCGACCGATCTCGGCCGCCAGCGCGCGCTGCCGCTCGATATCGGCGTCTACCAGGCGGGCCGCCGTCACCGGCGAGTCGCCCGGGTCGCCGTCCTGCGCTGTCGGGTCCGCCGCCTGCCGGCGTCCCGCGCGCGACGCCATCACCCGATCGTGCAGCTCCGCATCGAAATCGGACTCGTCGATCTCGACCACGTCGCCGACGACGCCCAGCTCCTCGACGTCCATCTTCAGTCGAACCTTGATCCGCATGGATCCCCCCCCGTTGGGCGCCGTTCCGTCGGCGCTGAAGGTGTAGAGCGTGCACTGACGCGACGGTGTGTCGCTCAGCTGCATCCGCGCGCCCTGGTCGGCACCGATCGGCACGACTGAGATTTCGCGCGGTTCCCAGTCGGTGGCCAGGAAACGCTTCATCCCCGTGGCCTTGTCGGTACCCTGCTCCTCGAGCTTGTAGATGGTCGCGCCCACCGACAGGTTCTGGAGGATCCCGTCCTGGATGTCGTGCCAGACGCCGTCCATCTCCGGTCGACTGGAGAAGCGCAGCGTTGCCCGCCCCTGGCCCTTCTCGAGTCGCGCGGACTGCACCACCCCAAGCTGCGCCTGTACGCCGCCGTACCGCTGATGGCTGTCGAGCACCGGCGCGGCGCCACTGGCGAGGAAATCCATGCGCACGTGCCGCGGCTGCGTCGACAGGGTCAGTAGGAAGTCGCCCTCCATGAACGACGACTGCACGACCTCGGCGCCACTGTAGAACAGCGCCTCGACCGTACGCTCTTCGGTGTTGGCCGTCGGTCGCGCAACAGCCGCGCGCAGCTCCACCGCCCCCAGGTCGACCACCCTACGCTGCCGCTTGCGCATTCTCCTCCTCCTCGTCCGTCGCCGGTTCCTGTTCCGGCTCCGGCTCCTCGACTGCCGCAGCGGGCGACGTTCTGCCCTGCGTCCGCGGGTCCGACGACAACACCAGGCCGCGCCGGTCGAGTTCCTGCTGGTGCTTCTCGATGGCGTCGTACTGGTCCTGCGCCGTCCACCCGTGACGCCGTACGATCTCCGGCCACGTGTCGAACCCGGCCTGGCACGCCGCCAACTCGGCCTCGATCTCCTTCTGGGGGTCGATCAGCTCGAACCGCGGCGGTGTCCACCGGAAGTCGGTGCGCGTGCCCACGCCTGTGCTGCCCAGCTGCAACGCCATTTCGGCCAGGAAGCGGCGGCGCACGGCCTCGCAGAACACCGGGACGTGTAGCTGGAACTGGTCCTGCTCGACGCGCCGCCGGAAGTCGACCAGGCCGGCTCGATAGCTGCTGTAGTTGACCTGAGAGAGGTCGCCGGTCATCAGCTCGTATGGCACGCCGGTGCCGGCAGCGATCGCGCGCAGTCCGAACCGCTGGAAGTCGGCGTAGCCGCCCGACGCCTTCGGCTCTGTCCAGGTGACCGACTCCCCGGGCGACAGGTACTTCACCATGCCCGGGTAGATGGATTCCAGGCGGCCCGTGTCGTCGCTGCTGACCGCACCGACCGACTGCGCGGGCGGCCCCTGTGGCGTCGTGACGAAGATCGCCAGCGCCGCCTCGATCTTCTTGCGCATGATCTCAGCGTCGTCGTAGTCGTCGAGATCGCGCAGTCGCAGGATCACCGACGCGAAGTCGCTGACGCCGCGCGTCTGGCCTGCACGCAGTCGTCGGTAGACGTGCACGACGTCGTCGGCCGGCACCCGCACGCTGACACGGTTCGGTGACGTGCCCAGCAGGCCGTCGCCCGGGTGCTGCGTGAAAAGCCAGTAGGCGACGACGCGCCCGGACGCGTCGTGCTCGATGCCGCCGCGCGTGTACCCGCCCGGCTCCGACGACGGGATGCGGTCGCGCGACTCGTCCAGGTACTCCGGCTCCAATACCCGCAGCTGGAAGGCAACGGGTCGGCCCGGTCGCATCGGCGTCGGCACGAACCGCACGAGCGCCTCGCCCGACTCCATGCGACACCGCTCGACCAGCGCCTGGATGCCGTACAGGTCCAGCTGTCCGTCGGCGTCGCACGTGTCGACGAAGGCCGACCAGGCTGCAGCCAGTCGTCGGTTCCTGACCTCGGCCAGGATGCCGGGTCCGATCGTGTTCGCGACCTTCACTTCGAGCGCCCGCGTGGCGTACGGGTTGTTCCGCACCAGGTCGCGCGCGCGCTGGCGTAGCGTGTCCCGCTTCCCGTCGGACTCGCTATCGGCGCTGTTGTCGCCGCCGGTGTACCAGCCCTCCACGCGCCGGCCCGACTTCGCCCCCTCGTACCCCAGCTGCGCGCGCAGCACCGACCGCGCGGCCAGGCGGCGCGCGCCGCGCACGGGCGACGCCCAGGCGATGGCACGGTCCAGCCACGTGGCCCTGTTAGTCGCCACGCGAATATACCACCCGCGAGGACCGCTCAGGCGTCGACGACTGCGCCGCGAGGTCCGCCTCGATCGTCGCCAGCGCCGCCAGCATGTCCGACGTCCCCTGGTACGTCAGCGTGCGGTCGGTGTAGACGACCGTTCGAACGCCCGACGCGATCGCGCTCTTGAGCGCGTCGCGGTCCGCGGTGGTCCAGGCCACGTTAGGTCACCTCCTGAACCAGTCGGTGCGCGTCTTGAACCACTCGCGACCGGACGCTGACGGTGCGCGGGCGGCGGGCCGCGCGGTGTTGGGCGCGATAGGCCCCCCAGCCGTCGCGTCCTGCGCTGCGACGACCCGCCGCCGCGACAGCGCCGTGACCGCATCCTCGAGGTCGTACCCCATAGCCCGAAGACCGCACAGCGCCGCGTAGGCCAACACCGCGCAGTCGAGCGGTTCGTTGCGCATCCCGGGCCGCTTGAGGCACCAGCGACGGACCGGGAACCCTTTGCGATCGGTGACGGTGACGACCTTCTCCGCGACCAGTCCGGCCAGCCAGTCGTCTCCCACCGTCGTCGGCAGGTGCACGTAGCCCGGCCCGTGGTCGACCAGGGCGAGGCGACCGTACAGCTGCTCCTTCGCCGGGTCGACGCGGATCGGCCAGACCGGGACCTTCGCCGACACCCGGCTGTGTTGACGCGGCCAGACCTCGCCCGTGCCGGCGAACCCCTTCATCGCGAACACGAACGACTGCCCACCGTCGGGCGTCTGACGCCGGAAGCGCGGGCCGCAGAAATCGTACGCGGCCTGTGTGTGATGGCCGCCCGTGTCCAGGCCCGTGGCCCTGATCCAGTCGACGCCACCCGCCGCGCGCGGCAGCGGGCGCGACAGGTAGCGATCCAGCTCATCCCAGGTCGCCGGTGCAGACGGGTCGCCGTACAGCACGCGGTGCTCGAGAAGCCACGACTCCTCGCCGTGCCCCCACGCCCACAGCGACACCTCGAGGCGGTTATCCTGCACGTCGACGCCCGCCGTCACCAGCGGACACGGCGCGGGCACCTCGACCACACCGCCCACCTCGACCCGCAGTTCGCGACGCGACGCTAGCCCCGTCTCGTCCAGCGTCTCGTATTGCTCCTCCCACCAGTCGGCCAGAACGGTGTTCTTGAACACCTTCAGCTGCTCCGGGTTCCCCTGTGCCTCCAGCCACTGCAGCACCATCGGCGCCAGCCGTCGGCCCAACACCGCCATCGCCGGCAGTCGGAACCCGCGCCAGCCGTTGCGCGACACCGCCGTGGGTCGGTACCCGCCCGCGCGCACCGCGCGCCACCGCTCCGCGTCGTTCCACGCCGACCCGCACCGCTCGCAGACATACACCGCCGTGCCCGGCAGGTGCTCGCCGGCGCCGTCCTTGTCCCACTGGACGCGTTCCCAGCGCAGCGGCTGCACCGTGCCGCAGTCGTGACACGGAACCATGTACTCGCACTGATCCGTCAGCTCCCACAGCCGCCAGCTGCGCCCACCGCGGAGGCCTGGACTCGTTGCCGTCACGCGGCGCGCGTTCCAGAAGGCCGACGTGCGCGCCTCGGCTAGCTTGACCGGGTCGCCCTCGGTGCCGGCGCTGCTGGGGTAGCGGTCGATCTCGTCGAAGAGCACGACTCGGATCGGTCGCATCGCGAGGCCGGCTGCGCTGTTGGCCCCCACCAGCGTCAGGTGCCCGCCCGGGAACTCCTTGTGACGGATGGTGTTGCCGCTGTCACGCGTCCGCGCGTCCGCGACCAGGTCGGCGAGCACCGGTGTGCTGCGCAACATGGGCGCCACGCGATCCTTCGACAGCGCCTCCGCCATCTCGACGTTCGGCTCGACGACCAGGATCGGCGACGGCTCGTGCGCCACGTAGTAGCCGGCGACGTTGAGCAGAATTTCGGTCTTCCCGCCCCCCTGGCTGCACGCCACGTACACGACACCGTCGCATGTCGCATCGGTGCACGCGTCGAGCACCTCGACCTGGTACGGCTTCGACCGCCACGGACCCGGCTCGGGGCTGCTGCCCACCGGAACCTGTCGGTACGCCTCAGCCCACGCGTTGCCCGTCAGCGGCCTGGGCGGGCGCAGCGTCGCCAGGGCCACGACCGCGGCCCGGTGCAGACCGCCGGACGGCGCGCGGAGGCGCAATCCACCGCGCGTCCGCGAGGTCCGCGAGGACTGCGTCCTGCTCGCGCCGGATGACCGCCTCGCACCCGGTGATCGATCCTGCACCGTGCGCCTCCGGTGCTGCCTTCGACGGCACCGCGCGCAGGCGCTGCACGACACCCGACAGCAGGGCCACCAGCCACGACTCGACGTCGCCCACCGCGACCACGTCGCCGGCCGACACCGCGTTCTCCCGCTCCACCCGCTCGGCCTGCGCCCGCGCCAGCCGCGCGCGCTCCGATACCAGGTCCAGTCCGTCCTCGCCCACCTGGCCCGCAGCGCGACCACGGAGGTGCCGGATGTAGGCCACGCGGTAGTCGTCGAGCGACCCTGTGCTGGGGAGGACCTCCTGAGCCACGTACTTCTGCACGACCGCCACCGACAGGTCGAGGTACACGGCAATCGCCGCCCTGGTGGGCACCTGGCGCTTCGGCACCACCCTGGACCCCCTACCGCAGCTCCCTCAGCTCGCGCTGGGCGTACCTGTGCGCAGCCACGACCTCGCCCGCCTGCACCGCGCGCACGCCGCGCACGGCCGGGATGTAGACGCGGGCCATGTCCTGGTGCGCCAGCAGCGACGCCGGCAGCGACGACGCACGGTCGCCGCCGAAGACGTACAGCGCGCTCGGCGGGTGCCGGTAGGCCCACAGGCTGGTGTGCGTGTCCGTCAGACGGCGCGGCCCCTCGACGAGCACCGGCTGCAGGTCCGACGCCGCAGCCAGGCCCGCCTCGAGGCTGTCCACCTGCCGGGCCTTGAGCGCGCGGGCGTGGAACTGGACGGTCGACAGCGGGTCACCCTTGCACGCGTCGACGTACCACAACTCGTCGATCTTCCAGGCCAGACACGCCAGCCCCCACGACTGCAGCTTCCACGTCTCGATCTCGGCCGTGCCGTCGCACAGCACCATGTAGATGGCCGTCACGCAGCCTCCGCGACCGGTACCCACCGGGGGCTAGGCCACGCCGTGTACAGCCGGCCCGGCTCGTCCAGGCTTTCGAGCGTGTAGAGACCCACCGTCATCGCGTACTGCACCACGCGCAAGAACTCGCCGTCGGTCCGGTCCATCACGATGCCACCGACCCGCACCGCTACACCACCTGGCGTCGACACCCGGGCGTGTCGTCTACCCCCCGGGGGGTGCTGGCCCTAGCCGACCCGGGCGCGCTGCGCGTACCCGCTTCGAATCGGTCCAGGCAGGACCCGCAGCCTGTTGCGACGACGGGTCGCAGGTGCGTGCGGCGCACGTGCGGCTGGCGCGACGACCCCAGGCCGATGCGTCGCAGGAACTCGTCGAATCTGTTGGGCATGACACGCCTCCGTGTCGCCTAGCGTGGGGCTGCGAGTCGGCCCAGCTGCTTCTGCATCTGCGGCACGATCTGCCGCTCGGCGGTCCGCCGGATCGTCGGCAGCCAGTCGAACCTCTTCGGCAGCTGCGCAGCCGGCATCACGGCGTACAGGGCCACGGTGCGACTGCCGCCTCTGCCTCGCCCGCCGCGTCGCTGGCGCAGGACGCCACGCGTGCCGCGCATCACCAGGAAGCCGCGCCCACGTTGCAGCAGCACCGCGGGCTCTAGAGCCTTCGGCACGCGACCCGCCCGACGTCGTGCCGCAGCCGCCTCGCCTAGCGGCACGGCCAGCAGATCCTGCCCCGCCAGGCCCAGCCGCAGCTTCGACTCGAACACCAGCGCACCCGCAGCGTGCTCGGCCAGCAGCTGCCGGCGCTTCTCCGGGTGCTTCCCCGGCAGTACGCCCGGCCGGATCGTCGACGTCAGGGTGTTCGGGTCCAGGTCGAAGATGTAGCTGCCGCGCCCGGCTAGCATGGTGACGCCGCGTGGTGTGGCCTGTGGGAACGACGTCCTGGCCTCGGCCTTGAGCGCCTCGACGACGTCGAACGACACCTTCTGCAGCGCCCTGGCGCTGGCCTTGTGGATCTGGTCGGCCGTATAGCGCAGGGATTGGACGAACTGCCGGGTGTCCATCGTCAATCGGACTACGTCGGCCACGGGCACCTCCGTCGACGTAGGGCGCTGCACCGGCTGCGCGCAACTCGGGCCCGCGGGTGCGACACGGTGAGCTGCGCGCAGGCCGGGCAGCATGGTCAGGATACGCCGTTTCCGGGCACGTCGTCAACGCGAAAGAGCGTCGGGGAAGGCCGACGTTATGTCACGTTCGGGTGTCGAGCCGCGCATCGGTGTCGGGTTCTGGCGCAGTCCCTGACGCCAGCGACAGCCACGCCTCGACCGTCGACGCGAGACGGTCGATCACTTGCGCCGCCCGCCGTGCGCTGATCGGTCGGTCGCCACCGGGCCTGCGCTCCCCTCCCGCCAGCAGCAGCAGCAGGCGCACCCGCCTCACGTCGGCGTCGGTGTACCGCCAGTGGCCGCCCGCCGTCTGGCACGACGGCCGGACGATCCCGACGCGGCGCCAGTATTGCAGCTGGCGCACCGTCGCCCCCGTGTCCTGCGACACGGCGCGCGTTCCGCGGAGGGTGCGCACGCTAGGCGACCTGCCGCAGCCGAACGGCGTTCCGCCGCATCCGGCCCTCGATGACCGCACGCCCCTGCTGCACGAGGCGCTCGACCTGCGACGCCGACGGCTCTGCCCCCTGCAGCCATTCCTGGGCGAGGCGGGCGGTCTTCGCATAGGTCCCGACCATCGGGTGCAACAGCACGCGCCACAGCCTCAGGGTCCAGTCCCATTCGCTGGCCGACATGCGGCGGCGGACGTATCCGGCCCGCGGGCCGTGCCAGACGCGGAGCACGGGCGGCGTCTCGACGATCTTCGCCAAGGGGCGCAGTCGGTCAAGGGTCGCGCACGTCCGGCGCTCCGACTGCCCTGGGCGTACGGCTGCAGGCGCGCGGACCACGCGCCCCCCGCCCTGGTCCCACCCGACACGACCACGCACCCGCACCTCGCTGCGCACCATGCCCACCTCGCGCTCGGCAGGTTGCCACGCCTGCCCGCACGCAGCGCACACCGCCACCTCGGCTAGCACCAGGCGCTCCCCCAGCCAGTCGTCGGCGACGCGGTGCAGGCGTGTACCGCGGGTGGTGCTGGGCCCACCGCACAGAACAGCCTCGTGTCGGCCTGTGGCCAGCCGTCGGGATCCCACAACGCGACCGCACACCTCCACCGTGGTGGATAGCCGCTGGGCCGGAACGGCAGCGAGTTGCTCGACCGCCTCCCAGTAGGCCGACACGACACCGTCGGGTGTACCCCACGCCGGGCGCATCAATCGACCACCGCGTTCGGGTTCTGGTAGCGGCTGCACACCTCCTCGTACGTTCCCTCGTACGGCTGGCCAGTGGCGCGGATCCGATCCAGCTCCATGTCGATGAAGTCGTCGATCACCGCGACGTCGATGCCGTCATCCCACCTCCTGACACGCCCGCGCGACTCTGACAGCAGCCGCGTGCGCTCGAGAACGCCGGCAGGGAGTAGATGCCGGTTGAAAGGTGACGCCGCACGGTGTCTCCCCAGGTTGGCCAGGAAGGCAATCTCATCATCTGTGGACCAGTCGCTCATCACTGCACCCCCTCGTGTTGTTAGTTCAGGCTGTCAGGCTTCAGCGTCTCTTCGCGCGGTGCGCGCTGCGACCGGACCAGCTGCAGTCGCGCCCGGCCTAGCGTCCGCTCCCTGGACCTGCACGCCATGCGCGCGTGCCGCGCCTGCTGGCATTCGTCCCGGGCACAATGCGTTGCCGGTATCCACCGCTCCAGGTCCGCCGGCCGCTCGAACGACTCCCGGCAGTTCTGGCACCACACCAGGTCCCGCGCCATCGTGTTCCCCTACCGCACCCGCAAGCTCCTCGACCAGCACCCCCACCATCCCACGCCGCGCTGGTACGCGTTGCCACCGGTAGACGCGCTCGACGTTCGCCGGAGCGTCATCGACCAGGACGCCCGCCCACACCAGGGCGTCGAGCACAGGCTTGAACGAGTATGCGAGGTTGTCGTGGTCGGGCTCGGTCGACGACAAGCGAACCATCGTCACGCGTGCCCGCTGCAGCGGTTCCTGTGGCCGACACCCTGTGGTGTGGGCCGACACCAGAGCACGCCACCGCTTGACCTCGCGGTGAGCGTGCGTCCAGTGGCGACGCGTTGCCGAGGTGTTGAGCGGCGGCAGGTAGCCGACCGAAAACGAGCACCGGTATGCCATGACACCACCCCCCTACGCCGGGCGCTCGAGATCCCACCCGGGCGAACTGGGGGGCGGCTGCCCACCCCCTGCCGGTGGCTTGTAGCCGCGCAGCGCCCAGCCGTCGCGGATCGCGTTCAAGATCGTCAGGACCCAGTCGCTGCGGGTGCGGCCGTTGGCGTGCGACCAGTCTCGCACGCGGCGCGCGGCGTAGCGCAGCTGGTCCTCCGACATACCCAGCGGACGCGTCAGACGCAGCAGGCGCTGCGCGTCGTCGTCACAGAGGCGTGTAGGCATGAGCTGGGTCCGCCTGCGCCTGGGGGTGCCCTCCGGTGCAGCGTCAGCTGCAGCCGGCGGGCCAGCCAGGACGGCGCCGACAGGCGCCGGTGCCGGTGGGGTCGGCACCGGCTGGGGGGTCCGAATCCGTCGCGGTGTCTTCCTGTTCTTAGTCTGCGTCTTAGTCTGCGTCTCGGAGGGGGCAGCTGCCGGGCGACTGTCGGGCAGCTCTCGGGTTGTCAGTCCCTGGAATTCCGCCCATTTAGGCCAGCGAACCGAGGTGTTGCGGCCCTGTTCACTGACCGTCACCGTCACGTGTAGGCTCAGTCTACGGAGCGTAGACCGGGCACTAGCGAGGCGTTCACGACGTGTAACCTGCATCGCGGCGGCCGGCGTCAGGACGGCCTCGACGGCCTCCGCCGGCGTCCGCCCCTCCCGTGCCCAGCGCGTGTTCAGGTACGCCGACAGCCGCACCAGGGTGGCGAGGACGTCGTCGGGATAGTCCTCGTGGAGGACGGAGTCGGCCACCTTGAACCAGTGTTTCCGAGGTGTCGCCACCTGGTGTCACCTACTGACGCTTCGGCGTGTCATCTGCGAACAGCCTCATCTGCGGGCGCATGTCGGGCGGCTGCTTCCGCCGCGCGAGGTACCCATCCCAGAACGTCAGCCGCTCGATCGGGACGCCGGCCGCCTCGAGCGTCGACCAGTCCACTGAGTGGAACGAGCTCTTCCCGTCGTAGTTCACCCGCAGCGTCATCCTGTCCGGGTTCGCCAACGCCCACTGGTACAGGTCGCTGGTCCTGACCACGGCCGCGTTCACCAGGACGTCGAGTTCGGCGTCGACGTTGGCCTGTAGCGTGTAGTCCGGTTTCAGCGACATTGACCTCACCGCCGCGACGCGCTTATCCCACTCGGTAGCTGCACCCGACGCGACCCACTTCCGGATCGTGAAGGTGTTCCACGGCCCGTATCCCTGACGGATCCACCGCATCCGGTAGGCCATCCCCCATACGCGCCCAGCCTGGTCGGTGTAGGCGGCATCTATGCCAGCGGCCCGATCCATGAGCCGACCCACCCCTGCGCCCTGGTCGGCGACCTCGAACGTCACACTCCAGTGTCGGGACAGGACGGGCACGACCAGACGCGTGAAGGCTTCGACGCTGCGTTGGTACTGCTGCTCGCGGTGGGTCGTCATCGGGAGAACACCAGCGCGTACTCGTGCACTCGGATGAGCCGCCGGTCGCCCTTGTCGAACTGTCCGACGCGCTGGATGGCGCCGTTGTTCCGCATGGCCAGGACGATCTCTTCGCGCATCCGGTAGCCCAGCTCGGTGTGCAGTCGTGCCACGTCGTGGTGTAGGGGCAGCAGCCGGCCCGTGGTGTCGCGCAACAGGCCGACGACCCAGCAGGCCCGCGCACCGGGCCGCAGCAGGTCGCGACACGCTGCAATCACCCGACGCAGCTCGGCGAGGAAGTGCTCGTAGGTGGGCAGCATCGACAGGTCGGCGTCGCCGCCCTCGTACTGCTCCAGGTTGTAGTACGGCGGACAGGTCATCAGGAAGTCGGCAGCGCCGCCGCCCAGTAGGTCCAGGGGGGCCGCGGCCAGGGTGCCGATTTCGCGTGCGTCGCCCTGGATGATCGTCACGCGGTCCGACACGCCGACCGACGCGCACCGCAGCTCGACTGCGTCGATCTCCTCCTGACGCAGCTCGGTGCCGACGTAGTCCATGCCGCGCTTCGCGGACATGATCGCCCGCGTCCCGCCGCCGGCGAACGGGTCCAGTACGACACCCGACGGTGGCGCGAAACAGTTCAGCAGCCAGGCCGCAACGGCCGGATTGAAGATCGACGCCGTGACCTTGTAGCAGTCGCGCGGCGACGTCGTGGCCTTGAGGACCCCCAGCCGCGCGCTCCCGTACCCCAGCCGTTCCAGCCGCTCCTGCGCCTCGCGCTGTCGGCGGTTCTCCGCTGCACGTCGCATCGAATCCGGCGCACGCAGCACACCTACGCCGTCGACGCGCCGCGTGTCGACGTCACCGATCAGCTCCTTCAGGCGTCGCGTCTTCGGGTCCGACAGGTCGCAATCCCACACCGTCGTGGGCCAGACGCCGTACCGGTCGAGCGCCGTGCGGAACTCGTCGACGTCGGCGCCGGTGAAGAGGTCGATCTGCGGCTTCTCGGATTCTGTCACGGTCGCCCCCGTGCGTTGTTAGGTCCCAGAGGCTCCGGTCGCGTCCCCATACACGCTAGGCGGGCGGCCTCCGGGTAGTCCCTGACCAGGTCGGCCAGGGGGCGCGACCAGTCTAGGGTGATGCGCGTGCCGTACGACCACGCGCGCTCGTGCGCGTCGTGATCCATGCGCGGGCGCATCGGGTCCTGACGCTGCGCCAGGAGGCGCAGCAGCTGCGACGGCACGGTGAACCACCCCCCCACGACGTGGTCGCCGTTGTCGGCTAGCTGGCTGCGGGCACCGGCCTGGGGAACAGCCGGCGCTGCCGCTCGTCCTCGGTCATCGGGCGCCGGTGCACGACCTCGCCCGTGTCCAGTCGCACCACCAGCAGCTCGTGCGGGTGGTCGGGTGACGCCTGGTCCTGACACTCCACGTCACGGTACTCGGCTCGGTCCCGCACGGCAGAGGCCAGCGCGTAGCGTTGCGCGTCCAGCGCCTTCAGCGCCTCGCGCGCCTCGCGCGCCGCCAGCGCGGCCTCGGCCTTCCGCGTGTCGTACTGGTGCTGCACCTGCGCCAGCATGTCGGCGCGGTCCGCCACCTCGTCCGGTGACAGGTCGCACCGCAGCCACCGCAGATGCGTCTGGTCGTCGGCCCTGTTGGTCACGGTCACACCCCCCCTGGGCCGTAGGGCCCGCTGTTACGCGGCGGCTCGTGGCCGACGCGGTAGGAACGACGACAGCGGCAGGTGGGTCACGCGCTGCAGGGCCAGGCCCGTCTCGAGCGTCGCGCCACCACCGGCCTCGATGGCCCGCAGCGCCGACTCGTACACCCCCACCCGTCGCGCCAGCTCGCGCCGCGACATGGGCCGGGACGATGCCCGACGACGCTCCAGCCAGGCCGTCAGGGGGTGCAGGTCCTCGGTGGGTTCCGCCATGCGCCCCACCGTACACGCTGCGCCATCGACCGCGCAACCTGCCCGCGTTGACCCTCCCCGCTGCCCCTGGGGGCCAGCGTGACCGGTTCGGTCGCGGTGGTCCGTCAGGGTGGCCGGGTGTGCTAGGGGGGGGTGGGCCACCACGCGGCAAGGTTTCCGCAGCTTCACCCTTGACTGGCACACCGGCCGCGCAGTAGACTGCGCAGCAGGCCACCAGCAGGTGCAAGGAGGTGCGACGTGACGGACCGGAACCAGACGTTGGGCGATGAGGCGGTGGCCGAGCTGCAGGCGGTGTTTTCAGACCTGCGCGAGCTGGCGTACGGCTGCCCGGAGGACTGCGAGTGGCTGGGCAGCGACGAGGCGACGGCGTATGAGGCGCCGTGCCCGCGCCACGGTGGTGGCGACGAGAACGTGCGAGAGCTGTGCAGCCGCCTGGGGTACGCGATCGACGTGGTGGCGGCGGTGTTGCACTGGGAGCGCCGCACGCGCAACCTCGCGAACCCTTGGCCGGTGCTGGTGCACGGCGACTGCCTCGCAGTCGACGACGGCGACACCGTGACGGACTACGTGGTGGACGTTGCACCGTCGGGTGCGGCGCTGCGTTGCGGTGAGCGCCTGGACGTCGCCACGCGGGTCGTGCGGGTGCATCTAGGGTACCGCGTCGTGGTCGACGGTCGACACTACAAGGTGACGGCGACGCCTGACGGCGCGGACCTGCAGCGGGAGGCGTAGCGGCCCACGGTGTCGCTACCTGCGCGCGGGTGACAGGCGCGCGCAGCCGCGACCGCGTGACGGTCGACAGGAGGTGCGAAGATGGACAGCCAGCGACGCGACCTAGTAGCGTCCCGTGCGGCCCGCGAGGCCGACGGTGACACGGTCGGGTGTTTCCGTTGTGGGCGGCCCTTGCCGCCGGTGACGCACGGCCACACCAGCGACCTGTGCGACGCGTGCGACGACGCCCTCGAGCGCGAGGACGCGGTATGGACGCCCGCACCGCCTCCGGCGCCGCAGCGACCGCGCCCGCCCTTCCGGGCGCTGGTGCGGCTGTGGAACGTGCTGCAGGAGCAGCTGCACGACTGCTGGGAGGCCGACCGCCGGTACGACGCCGGCGAGTGGTCCGACGACTTCCACGCCGCCAGCGCCGACCACGCACTCGACGACATGCTGGCCCGCCACGGGTGGGAGCGCGAGGAGTGGGATGCGGCGGTCAACAGCGCCGGGCATCGCGAGTACGACGCGCTGCGCGGAGTGGCGCAGGGGGTGCGGTCGTGACGGTGCACACCCTGACCTACCACGAGCCGGACGGGTGCTGTGCCGACGGCGCCCCGCTGCCCCACAAGGCCAGCGGCTACGCCGACGCGCCGGACCTCGACACGGCACTCGACCGGGCCCACGCGCTGGCGAAGACGCACCGCGTGAACGTGTACGTCGACTGGTCCCGCCGGATCAGCTGGCTGGTGTCGGCCAGGGGGTCGCAGCAGCAGTACGTCGGGCCGCGACCCGTGCGGCAGAAGCCAGAGCTGGACACGACGCAGTACGAGTGGACCTACGGCCACCTGCCGCGCGGGCGCGGGTCCTGGGCCTTCCGCTTCTCGGCCGGTGGGCGCCCGCTAGGCGGCGACGACGACCGGCACGAGCCCGGGCTCGAGTGGGCGCGGCCGGACGGTGTGACGTGCGGGAACACCCTCTACACCGCCGCGCGTCGGTGGGCCCTACGGCGGGCGCGCGACCTGGGCGCAGACCGCGTGGAGGTGTGCACGTGACGCGCGACGACCAGACGACCTACACGACCGTGCGCGCTGCTGGACGGTGCAGAGACGGTGCAGGACGCGACGCCGGGCGACGCGTACACCTGGTCGTGCACCGCGCGGCCCAGGACTGGCTGCCGGCGGTGTGCGGGCAGCGCCCGGGGCGCCTGTCCGGCGGCTGGTCGCCGGTGCCCGGTCCGGCGACCTGTCCGCGGTGTCTGGCCCGCGTCCCGCGGCGTCGGGTGCAGGCGCAACGCACGGCGGACGGCCCGCCGTACGACGCTGCAACAGCTGCAGGGATCTACGACCGCGACTAGCGGCAGGGGGTGCGACGTGGTGTTCCAAGAGGTGGTCGATGCGGTGCTGTACTACGTGCTCCACCGCGACACGCTGGCCCTGGTCCTCGACGTATACGACGCCGCGGGACGTAACCCACAGCGGTGTATACCGCTCGACCCTGACCCGGCCTACGTGGCCGATCGCTTGCGGCTGGCCTCGGAGTCTGTCCCGCTCTGGTACCACACCCTGAACGATCAGGAACGCGAGCGCGTAGTGTGGCTGGCGATGCGGTACCGAGACGGCGAGGTGGCCACGCCGTCTGACGTGATCGCCGCCTACGGCGAGGAGCTGTCCCACCTGGACGTGGGGAGGTACTGCTAGTGCCGAAGCCGTTCCGTTGCCGCCGCTGTCGCGCGTCGCTGGTCGTGGCGTCGATGCCCAGCGGACGGACCGTGTACCTGGACGAGGCGCCCATGATCTACGCCGTCGGCCGTGACGAGTGGGGGTGCTCGACCGCGTCGCCCGTGCCGGGACGCTTCTACGTGTACCACCGCTGCAGCCAGCGGGCGCTGCAGGACCACGCGCCCGTGACGGACCCGGTCGACGATGAGGCCGTCTATGACAGCGGGCGGATGGCTGGACTGTCGCGGCTGCCGCGACCCGATCCGGTGTCGACGCTGGTGCATCCGGAGTGGCTGCGCGGCTTCGACGACGGCCGCCAGGAGCGCGACCGATGACGCCGCGGGTGCGCGTGGTCGAGTGCGGCCTGTGCGACGGGACCGGTGCGCACGTGGGCGGTCGGTGTCTGACGTGCGGCGGTACTGGGCGCCGCGTCCTGGTGGCGAGGCGCCTGCAGTCGGTGCCGCCGCGTCGGGTGTCGACGCTGCGACAGGTCGTGCGCGGCCTGGTCTTCCTGGGCATGGTGACCTTCTCTCTCGCCGCCTGGGCCGGATTCGTGGTGCTGGTCCTGCGCCTGTACCGCACGGTGTGCGGTGGGGCGTAGGTGCAACGGGCCCCCCGTCGGTGCGGGTCGCGCCAGTATTGGACGGCGCGACAGGCGGGTTCGACTCCCGTGGGGTCCATCACTTTGGTGCGTGCAGCTGGAGGGTCCGGCTGCGTGCGGGTGCGACACGACACCGTGTCGCACGGTTCGCTGGTGGCGGGCGGCGGTTGCGTCGGGCAGGTGCCGACCCGCCACCACGCGTCAACACAGAACGCTGTAGGGGGTGCGTGATGGCGATCAAGATCCTGGGCCACGGATTGCCCGTGGTGGGATATCTCAAGATCGGCGAGCCGACGGCCGCGACGTCGGCCAGGCGCGGCGCGCCGGTGAAGTGGGATCACGTCGAGGTGACGGGACGGCAGCGCGACAAGGAGGGGCGCCTGGTGCCCGACGTCGACGCGATCCTGTCGCTGCTGGCGCGCGGCGTCGCGACGTGCGGCGGGTGCGACCGGTCGCGGGCGCTGGCGAAGGCGTACGG